AACACGTTGTTTTTCAACGGGATGACTTTCTGGATCCGCCAAAAAACCTATATTAGACCGACGAACCATCCGACCATATTCACGCGATTGTGTGATATAGCCAAACTCTACCAACCTTCGACATGACGCTTGAAAAGCAGACGTGCGCATACCTGTTAATGACATAAGCTCCTCTGACTTTTTCCAGCATCCCTTTTCACCAAAACTTGCTATTTCGGCGTAAAGGATTTTTTCTGTACCCTTCAGCCTCTCGTCTTCTAAGACTTCTCTCGGCAACCAAACGCCTGTAAACTGACGCTTTGGCTCGATTATCTGTTGTTTATCAAAATCATACATTGTCAGCTCTCCATTTCTTAATGGCTTCTGTCAATGGCGTTTTAATCTCAGAAATATGAACAATTTTCCCCATTTTTTACCCTCTCTTTAAGCCAATGAAAAACTAGCACCTTCATTTTCCACAGGTGAAATTTATTTGTTGTGAAAAAAGTGTAAGAATTTGGTGCAAAACTCTTGACAGATTTTTCACGATTTATCGATTTTGAGTAAGAGGTTATTTTTAGACAAAGAAAACCTCAGCCAAAAACGACCGAGGTTATCAAATGCGTATCTGATATGTTCTTATATTAGCAAACTCTAGCGTAAAAGTCAATGCTCACAAGATAGATTCTACGACCATATTATCTTATAAAAATAACAATTCTGATAAGACTGTAACAGGTAGCATAATCATTCAATCTGGCTGGGTCTATTTTTTGGGAAACGGCGGAAAGCAACAGTCTGTCCAAGTTACTTTTCCTAAGAAATTTAAGGAGGTGTATGCGGTTATTCCTACCCTAATTGGATATACATTCAAAACGCCGACCTCGCCTGCAAGTTTCGACCAGAAAATTGGTGCTGGTACTAATATTGAGTGTGGAGCTTTTAATCAGACAGGCACTACTATTACGGCTTCTACTTCAGGCATTTTTGGTGGTGCTAACCACGGCATCTCTTGGATTGCAATAGGTACTGTCTAGTTACTTCTTCGTATACCATAAAGTCACATAAGATTGAGCATAGCCACTCTGGTCAGCGTATGTCTGAATATTTACGTTTGTGTTATCAGCGTAAACTGTCACTGTATATGGCTGTTGATCAGCCGCGTGTGGTAGGTTGATAGTCGCCCCAATCGAGTTCTCTTTGGCAATACCTTGAATTCTAATCACCATATCTAAATTAGAAATGTTGTGCGGCTTTTTGATAGTAGTAGCTACACCAAGTCCACCCATCACGAAAGTTTTTTGAAAAATAGTCTTGCCGTTTATCCATTTTTTGCCAGTATTTATCTCATCGGTAGAATATTTATTGTCAGGCATAGTCGTAAAGTCTATCTTGTCGGCTGTAATAGACTTTTCAGGAATTACTTGAGGTTTAAGTTCAGGTATAGCAGATTCTTTTAGTGTGCCGTCTGGATTATGAGATTTTAATAGCCACTCGATTAAGTCGTTTGCCCATGCAGAAGTAGCCGTTGGTACAACTGCAGCCCCAATCGGATATAGCCTATCCAGACCGCCTGTCAGAGTAAGTCCAGCAATACTCCCGTTTGAAGCAGGCACGCCTTTCCATGAAGTTGCCGACCCTGGCACTATATCATTATTAGAATCAGTTTCGAATATGACAAAATCCTGCTCCTCACCAATTAGCCAACCGTCGACCGTACTTATGGCTAGGCTTTGGGCTCCTCTTTCTTTTTGAGAGGTAAGTTTTGCGGATGCTGGCAATTCGCCTTTTGCTGAAGCTTTTCTAAGCATCTTTTTTCTCCTTATATTTTTCCTTTAACATCTCGACCACCGCGCCGATAACTGGCATCAAACGACTAATAGTCGCGGCAATAACTGCAATAACTGCTGAGAATACCGTATGTCCTGTTAGACTGTCCAAGCTTGCGATAAACTTGCCGAACTCAGGGCTACTGTATAGCACTGTGAATGCTCCCATAGCTCCCAATAGACCTTGCAAAAATGTCCTCATTGCTCGACCATTTTTAGTGTCTGGGCTAAATAATAATTTAATCTTTTCCATATTTCCTCCTTATTTCTTAAACTTAAAAATACTCATTAGAAAATCGATAATCTTCTCTAATAGGCTTTTATTCTTAGCGACATCTTGGCTTAATTTAGCGATAGACCTCATCACGTCTTCGTTGGTAGGTTGTGGTGCTAACGGTTGCTCCTGCGGTTTTTCTTTAGGCTGAGGTACCTGTTGTAGTTCTGGCGTCTTTGGGGCTGGTTGTGGCTGAGGACGTGGTTGCGGTCGTGGTGTGCCTGCATCCCCATTCGCTAGTTCACGTACTCGTTCTGCTAATACCCAAATCCCGTCATCTGCCATTTTCAGTTGTAGGTAGCGTTTGTTATTTTCGGTAGTTTCGTCTAATATCTCTGCACTACCAACGATTCGGAAGTAATCGCCTGTGTTAATCTCACCGTCTAGCAAGTATCCGTCTTTATCTGTTCTCACTGCTACAGAAACGGGTACGCCATTGTCTTCCCAATCGAACTCATCAATCAATCGGTTGCATCTAATCTGTCGTAAGTCGAATACAGTTGCTACTTCATCTGCATAATACACTTCAGGAAGTGCCACACGCTTAGCTTCTTGAGGTTTACCTACGTATCGATAAAATGCATATGGTGGATAACCAGACGCACTCCAGAGCCAGTCGTGATTGTCTATTACAATACCCGCTTGATAGCGACAGTTAATTACGTTATCCGCGTCCACAAACATTCCTGTGTGTCCTAACGCGCCGCCTGAATTGCCACGAATACCCCAGATGAAAATATCTCCGCGTTGCGTGTCCGCTTCGCCGTTTACATCTTCAGGTACTCGAACCCAACCATTCTTCTCTAAGGCGTCAAATAGTGTGTCGGTGTTGCCAATCCAGTAGCTAGCAGGTAAAAGTCCTGCTTCTTTTAGTGCGTGATATACAGAGCTTGAGCAGTCATAGGAATTTGGACCATTCCGATTCTCCATCGAATAGTAAACTCGTCCTTTACGTGCGTAGAACCAAGCTAGTGCTCTTTCTATCATATTATTTCCTCCTCACTTGTGTTTGAACTTCTTCTTGTAATTCTGTAATTGCTTTGTTCTGCTGAATTAAGTTGTTAGTCGCGTAAATTGCTAGCCCCACAAGAGCTACAGCGAATAATTTAGCCAGATTACTTGTTACAAGGCTCCAAAAATTCATCACGCCTTCAATTTCGCTACGCTTTACGTACTTCTTTTCTGATTCTTGTTCGTGCTCTGTGATATATGTTTTCAATTGAGCTTGGGCGACGTTTGCTCGAGCAATATTCTCAATTCGCTCTAGTGTTGCTGTATGCTTATCAACACCATCCTTGATGTACTCTACCTTGGCTTGCAATGCGCCAAATTCTTTTGCCGATACGTCTGGTTCCATATCTCCTCCTTTTTTGTTTTTATTCATCTTCATCCTCCTCAAAAATTACCCCTATTGGTATGTGTTGGATTATCACGTCAGACAGTTCAAAATCTGCTCCTGCTTCATTCGCCGCGACTGAGTACTGAATCCAGTTCACATCTTCGTCAATATCTTTAGTGATTGACAGCCTTACCTCTCCACTTGATGACTTATATTTTTTAGGTACAAATCCCCAGCCTAGAGGGCTGTTCCAGCCTGAGGGGGTGTTCCATCCAATTGGGACGGTCTTTGGGGTAAAGTTTTTGCTGAAGTTTAAGAATGGTTGAAGTGGTTCGTCTTCGGTTTTTCCAGACACTGAGAAATTAATGGTTCCTGTAGGTTTGAGCAAAATAAACGTAATATCCACTAGACTTGTCCACATCGCGCCATCTTCAGAAAACTTCACGACCCCTGAGCCGATATCAGTGATAAACGGTTTCCCACTGTCGGTCATTTTCACTTCATCAGTCAGCTCGATAAGTTTGTTCCCAATAGCCAAAAGTACTCTAGTCTTTCCGTCGCTACTTCCATAAACTTTTAAGTCGTTAATGTCGCCTATCACCCAAGGCATACACCAAACACCGCCGCGTTTCATATCCAGTACCCATAATTGGTTCAATTTTTCGCTACCAACTGGCACTGCGAAATAAATCATACCGTTCACCTCTAGCCCGATAGATTTATGAATAAAATTACTGTTTAAGCGTTCGACATCTGGCTGTATATTGTCTGTCAAATTATCTGTAGATAGGACGTTCTGCATTTGAGGCTTTGTTAATGTAGTCTTAAATCCAGTCTTAGAGATATAGATAAGAGCGTTATTATAAACGACAACTGAATCTGGCGCGTCTGTTCCATCTCGTCCGTTATCGTCAATCACGCTAATCCACTGAATATTCGTAGAGTCTAATTGCATGCTTGATGACTGTAGATATTTCAAGCTTCCGTTACCGTTGGTTTCTGAGCATAGAATCATCGGCACAGCATCGCCCTTACCGTTTCTAAATGGACGCATAGCAACAGGTATTTCCTTTGACCCTGCATTTATCCTTATGTAGCCACCAGCAAATGCTGAAAAATCCAACATCGTGTCAGGGTCAGCACCACCAAAGGTAATCTTCCAAGGGTCGTCCTCGTCGCCCAAAAGATATAGACGGCTAGCTACAAGTACTGATCGTGCAGCCTTAACGCCTGCCGTGCTGTTTGAATTTGGGGGTATAACGTTAGGGTTTAAGACTTTTTGTCCAATGTCTTCATAGGATTGTGTTAGAGTATTGTCTTTTATATGTCCGACGATATCCATCATTCGTAAGCTCGTCGGAGAAATACCACAGTATAAAATATAATATTCAGCGTCCTTGATTTTATTCCAGGTAATCTTTATGTATTCTTCAGTCTGACCTTTTGTTTTGTCTACGTTTTTTCCACGCCATTCGGTTCGACTTTTATTTACTCGTACACTTGCGGCATCACTTCTTGCTGTTTCTCCATTTTTAACAGCCGTTACACAGTAGTACAGAGTTTCATTTGTCCCCGCTATACCTACTGCTTCAGCTTTTACCTCTGTAACTGTAGGCAGGGCTTCTGGGCGTACATTCTTCTTTTTTTGAATATCATAGTAAGATAAATAATCTTTACTATTTGTAATCACTACCCTATCGCGGACTTGAGTAAATGTCGGGTACGATTCGTTATTGTAGTCTGCTCCTTCAACCTTTATCCAGCCCTTGCCGTCTAGTGCTGTATACGCGTGAGCCCTTTCTCCGTCTTTTACGATAGCTATAAGTTTGTTTGTTCGCTTGTTGCCCACGACTTCAACATACTCATCAAAACCTAAGATCTCACCTGGTAAATCCTCTCCATATTGTCTAGTGCCTGGTCGTGGAGCAACAGTTCCGTTTTGTTTGAGCATAGCGTTAGTCATTTTTAACAGACCACTATTAGGCATACGCCCTGCGTCCATAGCAGAGATATAGCCCTTGTTCCAAGACTTAACACTCAACCTATCAATATTTGGCTGAGGAGCGCTCTTAGGAGGCTTTATCATAGCCAGATGTCCTCTCTAATTACTTCATCGAATTTGTAACCATTGCGGTTCTTCATTCCTTCCATAGAAGATTGAGCAAGGGTAACCAAATTACCATATTGATTGGATTTTGTGCGGCTATTTCGAACAAATTCAGCGGCTATCATATAGACTAACCAGTACGGATCATCAATCTCTACCTTGTTTTCTGGTTCTACCAATTTTTTAGTACGACGAATAACTGGCGCAATGATTTTCGCGCCCTTCATTTCTTCAGTTAACCCATTAAAATCTAACTTCCAACCTAGCTGTAAAACGCCATAGCAACCGCCCTTAAATAGTTGTGGGGATATAAAAGGTACCGTCCAACTACTAGACTCCTTAGTCAGTGTTATAAACTTACGAAAATCTACTGTTCTAACGTCTTCTGGGAGCTTGTATGACGTGTTATCGTCAATTACACCTATTTCCCTATCTTCACACAATGAGCCCCATATAACGTCTGGTTCGCTTTCCCATTGCATATTTGCCATATTGGCAATATTGAGCATACGCTCGTATTTTGAATTACCAGGACTGAGCGTTTTTGTTTTTCCTGTTGCTGTTTGATAGGCAAGATTAATTACCTCCGATAGATTCATGAAGTCCACCTTTCTGTGGTTGTTCATGAAAAAGTGCCTGGGAGCGAATACACAAATAACCACTTATTATTTTATGTATCCAATCGCCAAGCACTTCGGTGGATTAGAATTATCCTTATTTTATCACAAAACTATCTAAATGTAACTGCCCTACTTGTCGGTCTGCGTGATTTTAACAGACCGCTCTTCTGGATAGCCTTAACTGAGAATTGTGGCAATCCGCCCTTATTCTTTTTGAAGGCATTCATACCTATAGCTGTAGCGTTTGACAGTTTAAGAGTGTCTGTAGAAGTTTTGATACCGTTTGATGAGCCACCTCTTCCGCCTCTTCTCCTGCCAAAACTACTCATATCTATAGCGCCTGCTTGAATATGAGATTCGTTAGTACCTTGACCGTCTGGATACTTAAGAGCGAACGTTCCGTCTGGATTTTTGACTAATCCATACTTTCCTACACTCTGTATAGCCTTTAGAGCTTTAGGAGATAGTTCTTCGCCTTGCATTTCCGCCAGAGAAGCCGAATTCGTGATGTTGTAAACATTCAAATCCTGTAAATATTTAGCAACAGCAGGGTCTCGCCAGTTCTTATTAGCCATTTGCATTTTTACGTATTGGCTTTGTTGTGGGCGGGTTCGCAGTGGAGCGTAGCCTTGAGCCTCTCTCACCTTATTGTTGTAATCCTCTATTTGTTTGTAGTGATCAGATAATTCAGGGTGGGCGTCCAGGAATGCCCATTTCTGAGGGCTACTTGGCATATCGTGGTATGTTTTTAGAGTGGCTTGTAGTTCATCACTCACCTCTGGGTAAGGTACTCGATTACTCTTTCCAGACTTGAAGTCTTGACGCTTAAAGTATGCACTTCTTTCTTTTTGGAAATCTTCTAGCCAAGGTGCGTCTTGTTTTAGTTTTCTCTGCTCGGCACCGTTCTTTGGTGAGCCTTGTAAGTGATAGAAGTACTGCTGTTTGTCCACTGGAAGCTTGTATAGAGGGTCTAGCTCTTCGCCTGTTTGTGCTGAGCGCCACTTAGCCGCCTCACTGAGGGCTTTAACTATGTTTGGCTTATTTGCTAGAATTCGGTTGTTCATTAAGACATCACCCTCTGTTTTGCCCTCTACGCTACCGTCTCCGTTGTATTTCCTAGAGGTCAATGCTTGGTAAAGTTCTAAATCACTACCAGACAACTTATTGTCTTTAGCGGCTTTTTCTAATGATTGATAGAAGTATGAGCTTTGGCTTGTTCCTTTTGGCGCGTAGAATCGTCCAACGACTGAATCTAGCATACTTCTACCCTTTATTTCGTCATCAGAAGCCCCTGTAGCCTTTGCTATGGCGAAATCCATACCGTGAAGTAGATTCTGCCCACCGCCTGCTGTAGACGTTCTAAACGCGTTGTCTATTTGCTTAGGGCTAAGACCTGTAAGTTCACCGACTTTTCGGGCTGTGAGGCTTGTACTGTTGTCCCACTGGTCTTTTCCGTCAAGATTCTTCATACCCTCAGGTACGACTTCTTGTCCTGTGTATAGATTTTTGTTTGCCCAGGTTTCCACAAATGGCTTTACGGCTTGTGGTACATACTGAGCACCTGTACGTCTTATCTCCATTGGGTTCACAGTCGTTACTTGTTCTACAGCGTCCCCGACGGCTTTACCTGTATCAAATTGTTGTCCCGTCATAGTGCTTCTAACCATATTGTGAAGTTGTCTGTGAAGTGGTGAGAATTGAGGTGGTACTGGTACTAGGTAAACGCCCTCCCATTTATTCTGCTCTTTATTATATTTAGCCCCTGGACCGATAACTACTACGTTATTTTCCTTGACATAATCAGGTAAGTTTTCCATTATCTTCTTATTCTCGTCATTACTATACGATAGAGCCATAGCGGCTACAGTTGGGGCTACTATTCCAAGTGCGATTTTACCTGTATACCTTGCTGGGTTTTCTTTCATTCGGCGTAAAGTAATACGCTGACCTTGAATATTTGCGTTTGAGTAAGGTACGATTGCGTTGATTGCTTTACCGTATGTTCCACTTCTTAAGAAGTTTGTAGAGTTCCATCTTGCTTGATCGGCTGCAAATTTTATAGCCTCAGACTCACTCATACCTTTTCGTTTAGCGTATTTTTTGTTTGCAATATATTGTAAGGCTCGCCCAAAGTCTTCACTGCGTCCGATAGTATTCTCTAGGGTTTTAAGAGGGCTTTTCGCATTATGTATTGAACGAGTGAGTATGTTTTTATGACTGCGTATTTCATTAAGGTTTAAGTCAGAGGCGTTACGGGTTAGTTCATAGATGTTTCCCAAAACTCCTTCACGTTGCATTTCTACATACAGATCGCCGTTATGATGAAATGCTGCACCCAAGGCACTTACAATAGACTTAGGATTCGTTGAATTAAATCCGCCCTTTGAGTTGATAGTAGCACCTACAAAGTCCTTTACGACGTTTGCCATAGTAAAGCCTGCGTTGACTGTAGTTGCTCCCATTCTCAGTAAACGGGCAGGCGCTGCAAGGGCTCTTAATATAATCCCCATTTGTTCACGGTTCATATTTTTAGCAGCTCTAGCTACTTCAGGCGCAGCTAAGAATGTACGCTTTTTACCATTATCTAAGTAGCTGATAGTTGGTCGTCCGTTTGCACTTTCCCCTGCCTTTAATTCTCGTAGTTGGAATGGATTCTTAGGGTCTTTAGCATAACTTGCCAGAAGTTCGGCTGTTTTGTTGCGTTCACCCTGCTGAATCATATCCTGGGTTTTCGTAATCAATGCGTTTAATGGGCTGTCGATTGAGCGAGATGAGCCTTTAATACGCTGGACAATATCCTGCTTACTTAAACTAGCCTCACCAGCGCCCACTCCGTGCTTCATCTGGGTGTCTAATTCATTGTCAGAGAATATACGGTCAAACGGTACATAGTCTGGATATTTCTTCCTTAAGTAGTTAGCGGTATCTTGGCTGATAAGCCCGTAATCTACTGTCTGTTGTAGGACTTTGTCCGAATACTCTCTAACTTGCTTAAACTCTTTAGCGAATCGTTTACTTGTAGCTTTTACAAGGGCTTTATCTTTTGCTAGGTTTCGTCCCGTTTCTACTCCATTAGATTCTAATTCCATGGCGTGCTTAGCAATTAACGCCTGTTCAAACGTTTGTAATTCTTTTTTATTCTTAAAGCTAGTGATTAATTTATCAAACTTATTGTCTCGGATAAATGCTTCTGATATACCGTCTGCACGTAAAGTTCGATCTATGGCGTTTCGCATTTCTAATTGTTCAGACTGGTTTTTAATCTTGTCTTCAATTGGGGCGAATCTGTCCACGAATTTCTCACGCATGTCTGCTTTGAAGTCTTGCCAACGCTCTTTAAGGGTAGGTTGTTTACCTTTACGGGCTAGTTTTTGCTCTTTGACTAGCTCGTTTATGTAGTTATCAACATCTGCGGACGAATCGCTCTTCTTATAAACTGGCAGTTGTTCGGTATTTCCGAACACCTCGTTTTTGAACTTCCCCGTCTCCATTTGGGCGTAAAATTGTTTAATGGCGTCTTGTTTACCAACAAGTCCCATAATAGCTTCAGTAATTCGGTCATATATTGCTAAGACTTTTTGAGGAATACCTAATCTAGTACCTAGACGTACTTTATCTTCACCGTTTAGTCTTCCGTTGTAGTAATCACTGAATCCGTCGGCTAGTTGTTCTTCGGCTAGTAGGTTCAGGTCGTTTCCGTACTGACTGCCATATTTGTTTATTAAATAGTCATCTCCATAAGACTCACGGATAGCATTTAATAGGTCTTGTTTATTTTCTACACGTGTAAGTAATTTATGTCCTAATTCGTGGTTTAGGGTGTCTTCTGTAAGTTTATTTAGGTTTATGGTGTCGGTTTTTGGATCGTAGTAGCCTAATGCTTTCTTCTGCATTTCATTTTGCCACTCGTTGAATACAAGGTTCTCATCACCTGTCAGTTGCAGGTGACGTGCTAGGAGGTTGTTTTGGCTAGCTAACTCCTGCATTTGAGTGTCTACTCGCTCTTTATCCCCTAGATTATATTTCAATCCATTCTCATCTACCTCACCGATATGATCTCTGGCGTATATAGCTTGCTCTTGAGCTTTACGTAGGTTAATCATGGCTGGAGCATTTTCACTCATTCCTTGACCGCGCAAGTATTCTTCACGTTGACGTAGACGTGTTATATGTTCGTTATACGCTCTGACTTGTGCTTCATGCTCTGGATTGAGCTTGTATTTAACGTCTTCATTGACATTTCTACTGTTATTTGCTACACTATAATCAGTCGTAGCACCTGTAAAGTTGTCAGCGAGCTGCCTATCGGCAACTTCAGTCGAACGATTGTTTGGTGCTAAACGGGCGTCTT